CCACAATTATAGAATGTCTCAGGTTTGTATTTTGTTTTAGTTGAGAATTTGGACTTGATTGAGTCCAATGTTATTTCTTTTTTCTTAATTGCCATCGTTTAAATTATATTTTACAAATTCTTTTAGTGTTTCCAACTTGTCTTTAGCATTAGCCATTTTCTCAACATACTTGTCCATTTCTTCTAAATGTTGTGGATGTTCACCAATACCAACTGAGTTAGAGAAATAAACCAATAAAGTGGCCTCAGCCTCTGCTATCTCACTCTCGTATTTAAGAGCAAGAGCATCAATCATTTTAATTTGAATTTTCATTTAGGATTTAAAAATGAACCCCACTTTGTTAATGGGGTTCGGGTTAAAAAATATTTTTAGAACGGAAGGTCACCACTTGGTTCGAAATCATCTGAATCATCCAAATAAGTTGGTGTGGATTTACCACCTAATACAACTTCACCTGAATCTGAGTTACTATAAACATAACCACCCTTTTCACTATCCCATCTTGGTGTTTCACCTTTGGCAATAGCTTCCAAGTATTCTACTGGTTTTTTAGAGTAAACATCAGCCCAAGTTAGTTCATCATTTAACCAACCTTCAGCCGTTTCTTTGTTTTCGTGGAGTGGAGCTGGGTCATCATACATAATAGTTTGAATAACTGTATATGTTGCACCCTTTGGGGTTTTTGCTTTGGTCATCTCTAAGATAATATCTCTACCTTTTTGAGAATCGGTTACATCACCTTTTGCTCTAAAGATAGGAATAAGTTTATCTAAGATACCTTCGTTTTTGTAGTTGTGTTTGAATCTCCAAAACTTAACTCCATCGTTTTCATTATCTCTGTCGATAAGTTTAACAATGTAAAATTTACGAGGCTTGTATTGTTTTGCAAGTTCTTTGTCGGCATCTCTACCAGTTGACATAAGTTCTTCATATACTTCTGTAAGTGGAGAACGCTCATTATCATTTTTACCTGGGTCATAGAACTTTTGCCATTTACCATCTACTTGGATTTCGTGAAACCACACCTCTTTGAAAGGTGAGCTTCCATCTGTAGTTGGAAGGATTCTTAATCTTTTTTGTCCTTGTTTTTCATTGTCCTTAAGAAGAGCTGCGAAGTATTTCTTCATTCTCTCATCTTGAGACATTTTGTTGGTATTGCTACCTGATTTTTGTGATTGTTCGTACTGAGCTAAAATAGCATCTAATGGATTTGTCGCCATAATGTTTAAAAAGTTTTTTGTTAAGAAATATTATACACAATAGTAAGTGTCAGCCGTGGGTTTGTCAAATTAAGTTCTAATATATTTTTTTGAATTTACTTACGTCATTTTCAGGAGTCATCTCAGTATCACCAAAATCTCTGAAACTTCTTTTAATTTCATTAGGTGAATAACTTTCAACTTCGTCTGTGGTTAAAACATATTCATTTTTTCCACTCGCTTCCATTTCCTCCTCCTTGTCTTCAAAAAACTTACTTAATTTTTGGTTAAAAGGACCTGAATCTAAAGTTCTAAGTTCTAATTTTTCTTCAGGTGTTTTAACTCTGTATTTTTCAATTTTAGTTTCAATAGAATTTAATCTATCTAATATACCATCCATAGCATTTAATTTGGATTCCAAATCATTGAGATGGTTGAATAAACTTTCGAAATATTCATCTTGTTTTTCTTCAACAGATTTTTGTCCTTTAACTAAATCAGTGACTTCAATTTCTTCCTTATCACCTTTTTTCTTTTCGTCTCCTAATTTTTCAACATCAGGGTCGGACTCTGTGTCAATTGGTTCAGGTAGTGGTGCTGTTGGTGGTGCAGGTGCTCCTGCTGCAGTATCAGGAGCTGGAGCTGGAACATCACCTGCTGGTGGAACTTCTCCCCCTGGTGCTGGTGGTATTTCCCCTCCAGGTACTGGTGGAACTTCTCCTCCTGGTGCTGGTGGTAGTTCTTGTTCGTTTATGTATTTATTAATTTGATTATATCTCTTTAGTTCTTCTAAAATTCTTAAGTCAGTTTTCATTATTAACCATTTAATAGTTGTTTTATTCCTGTTGTTGTTTCAACTTGAATTTTTTTATGAGTTCTCATTGTATTATCAACTCTTTCAATAAGACCATCTTTCATTCTCACTGTGTAACATTCACCAGTGTCTAAATCACAAACTTGTTTAGTACCATCCCCCATATCTTTTTCAGAGGTTCTAGTATTTTTACCTAAGTAATTATCTAAAATTAATTTTACACTCATATTGTTAGTTTTTATATAAATATAAAGTTTTAATAAAAAAATTTATATGTTGGTATCTTTAATTAGTGTCCAAGTAATAATGAAAGACGTACCTAATAAACTGCTATAAGTAAAATAATCTGAACTTTTGACTATTTTGTTGTAACTTTCCAATCCAACTGACTGACTCTCGGAAAAAGAATTAGTATAACAAAATTTTATAATCTCTTTTGATAAATTTCCAGCTTCTTGTAAACTTCCAAATCCTTCAATACTTGGGGTATTTGTTGTTGTTTCACCAATAACCTTTATAATTTGTGATGACAAAATACTTGGTACTCTGTCTTTCCATCTGTTAATTAAAAATACAACGTAATCAGTAATCGAATTGAATTCAACGTAAGGTATTGTATTTGTTGTGGTAGTACAGAAATATTTTTGATTTCCAATTGTACCCCAGTATTGGTCTATTGAAATCAACCCAGGATTGTTACCAAATACTTTTAACTTATCTTTACCATCATATGAATATACAAACGACCAATAAAAAATCAAAATAATCATTTCTTTTGTTTTTTGATTATTTAAACCCAAGTTTTGACTTTGTAATCTTATTTCATCAAATAAAGATTTGTAAGTTATTTCTAAAATCAATGGATTCGAATCATTTGAATAATTACTATAATTTGTGATTGGTTTACAAGTTTCGTTTGTGGTTTTAGGTACTTCTATTGCAGCAGCGTTTCCAATGTTTTTAGTTACATTATTTGTAACACTATTTACATTTGTATTAGCTTGTCCAGATGTAGTAGTACTTTGTTGTTTAATCAATTCAGTAATTTTACTCACCAAGTTAGCTCTAAGATTTTGTATGTAATTATCAATCTTGGGTAAATTTGGTACTGGTTGTCTAACACCTTCAAAACTAGTTTCAAAAGAAGAGTCAGTAATTTGGTGAGATACTGATGTAATATAATATGAACCACTAAACATTGGGACATTTCTCAAATTAAAGTACATTGTTGGTTGTATTAAAGCATTTCCCAACATATCAACATTACAAGTATAACTTCTGTTCTTATATAAATTATATAAGGATACACTTTGTGTTGCACCACCTCTGTTTCCACCTTGATTTGCCATTTGGTTTAAAATCTGAAGTGATTCTGATGTTGCTAAAGATGAATTTTGACCAACACTAAAGTTTTTAAATACACCCTGATTTTGAGGACCGATATCAACATTAAATCCAACTACTCTATTTGATTTATCCCAATCTTTTTTACCAACTTGATTTTCAACCAAGGGATTATCACTTGCTCTAGTCAAATCAAATGAATCACTTCTAAATCTGAAGTCAACACTTTTAACATCAGGTTGTTCACTAGCTTTACCTGCGTAAGTACAAACCATTTTAGCTGTTGATTCTCTATAATCTACATTTAAAAATGTTCCGAAAAGTGTATTTGCAAACTCTGTAGTATCTTCCAATCTTGGTTTAGGGTCTTTTACCGCATCTTGTACATTGTAAAAATTGATGTAGTTAGGTATTGTAAGTACAACAAAATGATTTAATTGTAATATACCCGTAACGTAAGAATACAAACTAGCCGAAGCATTTATGTTTGTAATTTGGTCACTTATTGAAAATATATCAATTAATACTTCTTCCCCAATGTTTTTATTTGCCCTATCCAATAATAAAACATCCTCAAATAATGTTTTAGTTTTATAATCGTTACCAGAAATCCATTTATCATTTAATGCTTTAAATGATTCCCATAATTCAACTTTAGGTTGTGGTTCACCAGTCAACTTCGATGGTTTCTGTTCTTCAACTGTCATATTAACATTGGCCAAAGATTTTTGTAATTTTGGTATCAAATTGTTAACAATCTTATCTCTAAAGTTATCCACTTGAGACAAGTAGGATGACATAGCAGTTTGAAAAGCATTTTTACCTTTCTGTTGTGTGGTGTTTGGTGTTGGTGTATAAGTTTGTGGTTCAACAAATTCTTGTCTTACAATATATTGCGGGTCATTAGGATTATTAGATAATGAATTATATGCAGTTTCAATAACTTGATTAGTTATTGCCGAATAATAAACATTTGTTGTTGCAGTTACATTAAAATTGTTTGCTGCTCTCAATGAAAGTGGAATACTTTCATACTTACTTTCAAATAGAGGTGTCCCACCAGAGTTCTTATAAACTGTTCTATATTTACCATCATAGTATTCTATGTTAATTGTAAATAAGTTTTTGAGATAAGTTATACCTACAATCTGAGTTGGTTGTGTTGGTGGTGACTGAGGTGGTTCAATTTGATTTACTTGAAACTGATTTAGTTTCTGAGTTGCGTAAATTTTGATAATTTGAGCAAAAGATTTAACATTATCTTCCGTAAACGCAACATTAAAATCAACAAAGAAATCAGTGATATATGAACCACTATTTTTATAACTTATATCTTGTATTGTTGAAAATCCCACATAGGTTCTCAAAGCCTTCCAAACATTAGGATAATTAACCTCTGAAAATAACAAAGTTGGGTTTCCATTTACAGGTACACTATTAGGTGTTATGATTTGATACTTTTCCCAAACGATGGGGTCAATCACTTCTTCGTTAGAAAAAGTTAAAAATAACTTTCTATCATAGTTTGATGGATTACCAAACTTGAAGTATATGTCATAAATTAGGAAATCTGAAAGATATGAATTTATTTTTTCAAATTGATTTGTTTGAACACTTGAGACAATTTCTTCTCCAGTGTTACCAGTTATAACTGGTATTTTCATCATATCCCTCATTAAAGCTTGGAAGTTTTTAAACGCAGCTTTAGATGGTATTTCATTAATACCACCAGGAATATTAGTTGACCCATCACTTTCAATATCATAAACAGAACGTGAAAACTTTAAAAACTCAGTTTCAAATCCATCTAAAACATCTTTGGGAAAAATTGATAAAAGTTCCTCAATCTTCGATGGAGTTAATGGACTAAAACTAAAGTTTTCTTGGTCATCGCTCGAAGGATTTATATATTTTAAATATGAATCGTATGAAGGTTTGGTAAGTTTGTTATTGTCGAAATAACCATAATTTGGTGCAGTCCAAAAAGTCCTTACAGCACCATTATGAATTGCAGTATTACCAGTAACTGGAATTACAACTGATGAAATTCCATTTGTTGATGTCTTTTTAAAACATTCCAATTTTGTTTGATTAAACAAACTACCACTTGATGGTATTTGATACCAAAATTTACCCGCAGGTGTTTTAACACTCACTGACCAAGGTATTATTTTTGTATTAAGATTTCTTGCCGAATTTGTTTCATTTATAATTGCTTCAGCAACATATTCCATCGTTAAACCTGAACTGAGAGCTTGTTGTATTAACGTATCTGAGTATCCAATAGATTGAGAATTAGTTATAAAAAAGTTTGAGTCACTAACTGATTGTGGTAAATTGATAGTGTATTGACCAACACCACCAGGTGTTCCATTTATTTGTGATAAAATTGTAGTACCAGCTAAAAAACTTGTTCCACCCAAAATATTACCAACAACTATTTGGTCAATATTAACCGATGAAATTGTTAATATTGTACCACCAGTTACTCTCGCAATACCATTTATTTGTTGGTTACTTTTTATTATTTCATAACCTTGGTAAAAAACGTTAAAGTCATTTATTAATTTTGGATAAAATCCAACATTCATAATTACGGAAGTAGTTGTACCAGTCCCCACACCGATTGTATTGATGTCTTCTAATACTATGTCAACGTTTGCATTATTAATTGTCAAACTATATGTTTTAGTTGCTGCTGATGTAACTGGGTCATAATTTACTAAGCTATTAAAGTTTTTCCAAGAGTTATCCAATATATCAAAGTTATTTGTACTTTCAACATATTTTTTATAACGATGCCAAACAGAACCTAATTTTAATAACCATGCGTATGGTACTTTGTGAACACCCGAATATTTTTTTAAACTTGCAAAAATATAACTCAATGTTTTTTCTTCACCAAAGTCCCAACTTTTATATTTTTCTTTGGGTGTTGCTAATGGTAAACTATTCAAAAACAAGTAAGCGGGAACAGTAAAAGGGTAGGGGTCACCATTCCTAAACTTCTGTATTGCTTCTTGTATTGAGTTGGTAAAGTATGGTGTATTAAACATAGAAGATGTTTGATTAGCCAAACCTAAATTTCCATTATAATTTGAATAATCAACATTACCTTCAGTTATAAGTTGTAACTTATAATCAGTTGTTCTACTTTGTAAAAATGTCTTTAAATTATCTTCCGTTACTGATGGTTCACTAGCATTTTGAAAAACAAAGTGTGTAATTGGTCTGATTTGGTTAAAGGTCGTATCTTGGTTAAAATTAGTTATAACTTTTTTATTTTTATTATAAAATATAACATCTTTCGTATCCATAGCTTGATTAACTGTGGATACACCAACACCATTAGCTAAATTATTTTTACACCAATTTAAATTTGTAAATGGAAAAGTGTCAGTAAAATCAACTTTATTACCTGCGGTAGAATCATCAATAAAATTTTGTAGTTTGTCTTCGTCAACAATTGATAATTGAGGTTCAGTAGCTCTACTAATAAAATCAGAACTTTTAATAAATTCGAAACTAGAATTAGAAATTTGATTACGTATATATTTTGTATTGAAAATTCCTCTGATATAATTTTGCCAACTTTCTCCTATACCACCATTAGATATTTGTCTAAGGATTAAAGGAAAAGTTTGAGCATTGAAACCCAAATTTTTAAGTTTCATAATTATGAATGGACTATTTACACCCAAACTATCCAAAAGATTACCACTTTCAAACTCGGCTAAAACATTTGATATTTCGTCAGCAGTAGAGTTAGTATTGTTTGCTCGAGTAATTTTTGAAAAATTAACTAAATAAATTAATCTCTCGTAAATCTCATAAAAGAACTTAACTTCCTCTTTATTACTATAAACTTGATTGGTTATTGGAAACTCAATAGCATTAATAGATGCACGTTTAATATCTAATACCTCATTTGTTGTCGGTCCGATTTCTTTTCTTTCGGGGTCTCTCTCAGTCAAACCTTTAATGAATTCTTCAACAAATTCAATTTCAGGCCATTTATCATATAAATAACCTTGAGTACGACTTATTAAAGATTGGTCACCAGGATATCTAATTTCATATTTTTCTTGTCCATTTTCACCATTAGTTGCGACAATAAATTGTGGCCAAGGATAAATTGGTGTATTAGTGTCATCACCTGGATTTATATTATCTTGTGAAGCACCAGCAACTTGTGGGTCAAAAATTGCTTTCTTCCTAACATCACTATTTCTTTCATTCCAAGCTTTAGTATGTACATCATCCATCAATCTCAAAAATGCCTCACCATTAGCAAAGAACACAGCTAACACATTTCTAATGTTTGGTACAAAACCAATACCATTGTTTTTATTTTGTAATAAGTCGGCCAATGCCTCAGTCAAAGCATTTTCAATATCCTCTTTTATTCTTTTGAGGTCTGTGTTCATTTGTTGTACTATTGAAGTAAATGAACCATCACCTTCGAAAAAAAAGTATTTTTTTTCTTGTTTTATGTCCCCATTTTTTGTTTTAAATGAACCCGCTTGAAACTCTAATTGTAATTCCAACTCAGCTTGAAATGTCTCCAATTCAGCTGGTGTGGGTTCTTTTTTCTTACGTTGTAGGAAGGTTTCAGCGATATCAATATCTTTGATTTGTACAACTTTTCTGAAGGTATCTATACTTATACTAAAATTTATCGCACTCTTAACCTCAGGTTTTTTTCCTATTTTATATTTTCCATCCTCACCAACAGTTTGATTGGTTTTTAATTTTTTATTATTATCATTAATTTTCCCAATTAATTCACTTTCAGCAGTGTTTCTTTTATCAGGTGTATCTATAACTTTAGTGAACGTATAAACCCTAGTTTTTTTATCAGTCAAAACTATAAAATTTTGTGTGTCCATATTTCTATTGAACCAAGATTGATTTCCTGCATAAAAATAAACATCACCATAGTATTCCGCTAAGTTAACTCTATAACTTTCACAATCACTCAATGGTTGTAAGTTTTCTTTTGCAAAAGTGTCCATTTTATTTTTAATAAAAATGTCCAATCTATCTTTCATTTCCATCAACGTTAGTTCAGGAAAATCATCAGGTATGATACCTTTTGATTTATATTCACTATAAACTTCTTGAATCTTTTGATACCCTCTAGTAACTGTTCTATCTTGTACGTTTGCTGACTGATTGGGGACACCACTTCTTTCTTGTATTCTAAGATTTGTTTTATACATATAAGGTGTAGCTAATAGACCAGCCATTGTAATTTCAGTCATTACATTATATTTGTATGTATAAAATTGTAAGTCCACATCGAAGTTACCCGAACCAGTATTAAATGAAGCACCAAATTTATACAACATCAATGGTAACCTGATTGCTTTACCTAGATACCCCTTTAGTGTTAGATAGAATAAAGGATATGGTAGGTTGAAGAAAACAGCATATGGTGAACTATCACCTGATTCAAATAGAGCTTTACCTCTTATATCAATCATTTTTATTGATATAACTGGTTCAAATGCTGTGTTAATTGTGACACTAATTGACTTTATACCTAATAATCCAGTGTCAGTAGCACCAGGTTTACCACCAGTATTAATTGTTTGTCTTACATAGTAGTCATCACTTTTATTCGGATTTTGAAATTGGTTTTTTATTGGTTGATTAATACCTTGACCTTTCAAAGAATCTTTCCCTGTTATTTCATCAGTCCATTTAGTATTAAGATAATCTTCTCCACCAGGTTGTAGAAAATTAAGAGATGCTACAGATACTGTTTGAATTGCATCATTAGCTGCAACACCCACAGCTAATTTAGTTCTAGGGACTACTTTACACTCTAAGTTAGCATAATAGACCATATTTTCCATCCTGATGTGTCTGTCTTTTGCACGACCATCCTCATCAATAATTTTGTTTGGGTCAACTACTATAATGTTGTTATAGTCAAAATCGACTAATATATTTTCGGGTCTATCTACCATAATAGAAGAAATGATTGTTTAATTGGGATTTGTAATCTTGTAAAGAAGTTACTAACGGATATGGTATTGTCAATATAGAACCATCAGGTATGTTCCATTCTTGTCCACCATATTGTGGATTAGCCATCAAGATTAACCAACCGAAAGTTGGAGAACCATAATATTGTTGTGACACTTTATCCATTCTGGACATCCCAATTTTATAAATGTATCTTTTATCACTACTTTTGTTTGGTAGTTGAATATATGGAACAATCGTTTGTTGTCCGTTTAAAAGAAAATCTGCGTATCTGTTATATGTTTGTCTTGCCATAATTTAACTATTGAATGAAACTTTTCCATCAAATGTTTGAGTATCTTGATTAGTATTAGTGGTACTAAAAACATTTTTTATATTTGTTTCTTGTGTTGCATTAGTATTTTGGTTAGGTATCGTTGTATAATTAAATTTTCTTGTTTTACCTTTAGGATAAAGTTTTTCGTCAGGACTACTTAAGAAATTTTTTAAATATTTATCTTTTCTTAGTTCTTTGAACATTTTTTCCTCTTCCGCTAATTCCTTATCATATTTATTAGCTAACTTATTTACTATCTGTGTAAATTGATTTTTTAAATTTAGTGGGTCTGAAATTTTAAGAAGTTCCCCTTTAATTATACTATTAATAAAACCATCCCTTTTATTTTTATCAGAGAATATTCTTGATATAACCATAAAGAAAAGAAGTTCAGAATTATCTTTAAATAAAGAATCATTCAATGGAAAAATTTCATCTAAACCTTCTTCTGTTGTTATAATTGTATATTTTGCCTCAGTTTCCAATCCTGACAAATAATCATTATAGTCAATCAATGCTTCGTAAACTTTCTCATAATCATAAGATAATTCCTCAGTAGTGTTAGTTGGTTTTGGACTACTTTCCAAACTTGATGCTGTTACTTCTGAAGTACCTGTTAAGTTATAAACTCTCGGTTTATTACCATTCAAAAGTTTTCCATCAGTATTTTCACTTATTAAATTTATTTGTCGTATTAAGTAAACAAAATCTTGTTCAAACTTTATAAACTCTTGTGTTATAGTTGTAATACCATTCTCAAATTCAGATTGAAGTGTTTTAAAATACTCTTTCATATTTTGTTTAACTCCTTTAATTGCTGGTGAATCTAATCCAAATTTTTTAGCATTTAATTCTTCAATAATTATGTTAGCATCATCATCAATATCATCAGTTACATTTTTAAATAAAGTGGCCAATGTTTCACCAACACTAGATGGTGCACCCCAGATTGGTGTATCTTGGTTTGCCCAAGTTGCTCCTTTCATTAAACCAGTCGTATATAATCTTTTTTGATTCACCAATTGTAGAATTCCATAATTATAATTTAGTGTAATCTTTTCTAATGTATTAAGTGTGTTATTGAAATAACCTACACTTTGGTCTATTAATGTGTCCATTACTTTTCCGTATGAGATTTCACCATTTTGACCATTAGGTACTGGTATATTTGTAATAATTTCACCTATAGTTGAACCACCAGGATTTGTCTGTGGTGGTGTTGAATTTTGAGTTGTCGCAGCTTCTTCTCCTGCGGTTAAAGAAGTAATAATTTCTTGGTCTACAACTTTATAACTTTCATCAGTAGGTGTTGCTCTTTCATCATATATTTCTGTGTTAGCATAATAGTTGAATGATAAAGCATTCTGTAATTGTTCTACAGGACCTTTAAGACCCATACCACCAATAATGTCAAATCCCATTTTTACTGAAACTATCATTGGTTGTAATCCAATACCTTCAGGATTCATATCAAATTGACCATCTTTTTCGTATGTAAAACTAACACTTTTAGGTATTATCTTTGTATTGTAAAAATCTCCTATTCTAAGTATTAGAACTGGTGGTGCACCAAATGCAGTATTTTGAGCATCATTGTATCTTGGTTTACCATCAGGACCTATTGTTGGTATCGTTTCACCAGGTTTTGTACATTGATTCAAGAAAGTTAGACGAGCATTTAAGCCTTCAGGTGTCATAGAATGGAAAGCCGGATTGAAATACTTTATTTTTTCAACAATTGAAGTATATACCATAGGATTTTCTTCCTTCAATACTTCAAAATAATCACATTCACTAAATAAGTTTCTCAATATTTTTTTACCAATACCATCTTTAAGTTTTTTAACAATATCTACAGTTGGTTGAACTCTATCTACAGGTCTACTTGATACAACATCAACTTGTTGTGTTTTGACTTCTTTTTGTTCTTCAACATTCGGTTGTTCAATAGTTTCAATATCGGGTACATCAACAACAATTGATTTTATTATAACTCTTCTACAAGCCATTGCATTTACAGAATATACTTGTGATTGAAAAGTGATAGCACCAGTTGTACTTTTAATATCCTCAGTACAATTTACTTCAAAACCTGGTGTACCATCTGCCGATTTGGGAACAACACTTTTAGCTTGTTCACCACTTGCAATTTCTTTAATTATTAGTTTTTTATCATCAATAAATTTTTGTAAATTAGCATCTCCGATTTTAAAAGATTTTAAGAAACTTTCAACTGAATCTATTCTTCTTTGTGACAATTTTTTATTGTAATCAACTGACGCAGTCGCTGAGGCAGCACCCTCCATTTCTATAGTAATAGTTCCTTTTTTATTATTCAATAAATCAAAGGCATCAGTAATAAAATTCTTTTGTCCACTTGAAACTTTTTCATAATTTGTTTTTACAACAGAATCGAAAAACTCGTTGACATTTTTGGCTCTATTACAAAATTCAACATTTTGTTTACAATAAGTTCCACCTGAAGCAAAAGCTGATTCAGCATTCGTTTTATAAGTTTCTTTTTTTGAAATATAACCATCATAAGTACTATTATATGGAATATCACCAGATGATGGAATATCATTGTCAAAATAAAAACCTATACCTAAATAGGCATCAACAAAAGCTTGTTTAGCTGGGTCTGGTGTAGTTTTTTTGACACCCTGAGGTGGAGTAACATTTCCTCCATCTTGTCCTCCAAGTGGTACATTTTCTTTTGATATTTCTGTTATAACTTGACCAAGTTCTTCTTTGGTTAATCTTGGATTATTAATAACCTCTTGGTATGTATATAATTCAGACAATGGTATTGTATTAAATTTTTTAGCTAATTCGTAAATGTCAAATTTTACACAACCTGCAAAAAATGAATCAACTATTGAATCAATTTTTTCTTTAGTTTGACCCTTAAGTTGTTTTTGAACAATTGTGTTCATAACAGAAGGATGGTCGACTATGATTTTCCAATTTACTGAACCACTTCTACTTGATTTTGAGTAAGTATATATAGGTTCAGGTCTACCAATAAAAGTTGTTGCATCGAAGGATACATCAGCACTATCTTCAAATGTTAAATCATAGGGTGGGAACCACATAATTCTACCACCATTAGGTCCTCTTTCACATGCAGGTAAATCATCATATGTAAACCCAGGTTTACTTGATGTTCTCCAAGCAAGATTTTCAATTGAGAACATATATTTTTTAGCAACAACTTGACCTTTTGCATTTGGTTGTAGATTTGTTGAACCAGGATTTTTGAGTGGTGCTATGTTTAAATTATAAGTGTTGTCCAATACAGAATAGTCAAATCTTCTACCTGATTTAGTAATACCATCTGATTTCTGTAAATCACCATAAGTGTAATAAGGTGTATCTTTTGCAAATACCCTACAATATTCAATACCCGCTTCAGCACCAGTAGTGTTATCTCTATATGATAAAACTCTTGAACCTTTTGTTAATTCTTTATATCCATCGTTGAAAACTTTACTAACTTGATTAATTGCATTTCCAACGTGTTTTAATCTCGAAATACCATTAACTAAATCCGCCGAATTAACAAGACGTTGAGTTGCATCTAAAATAGAACTTTCTTTGAATTGTAAATTTGTTGATTCGTTACTTGTATATTGTGAACTTATTAAATTAAATTCCTCATCTTGTGAACCAGTACCACCACCAGGTGTTGCTTTAAAACCAGCATCACTTTTATATTTAGGTGAAACCCACACAAATTGACCATCAATACCTCCACCATCAGATGATGATTTACCAGCCAAACCAAAATTTAATCGACCAATATTTCCTTCATATAAACTACCCAACTCACTAGGTCCATAAACCGGTGTTTGTACTTGTCTTCCGAATGGGTCAATAGGTATTTGTAAAGGTGGTGATGTAATAGTCGATGGTTCAGATGTTCTACTACCCACATAGTAACCACCATTCAAAGTACCATTTTGATTTATTGTACTTTCAGTTTGTGCAAATTGTGAAGTTCTTGTATATTGTGCTCTATATCTATTATAATCAATATTAGCAAATAAAGCTGATTGTTGACCTGTACCAGTGTTATCAATGAAATTCTGTGATGGATTCGTTGTAATATTTAAGGTGAGTGGTAAACCTCCACCTCCAGTTGTTAAATTAGGTACGTTAAGAGCTAATGATATTTGTGTGGATGAACCAGCATTAAAAAGTACAGGGTCAAAATAATCACCAGCAATAGGTGATACAGGAAAATATGCACCCCCCAAACTTTGTATAAATGGTGATTCATTAGTTGGTGTTGTTGGTACTGTAATAGTCCAATTTTTAGACCTCAAGGGTTCTTTACCCGCAATAATTAAAGAAATATCAAAAGGGTCACTTGTTGTATCAAGAGTCAAAGTGCCTTGTGTATTTCTTCTTGTATCAGCATCAACTCTGTCCTGAAAAAGTTTTTTTAAAGTTTGAGCCCCAAGCTTAGCTAAATATGAATCTTGTGATAATAATCCACTATCACCAGCGGGGTCAGGAGAAATTAGAATCTGATATGGACTATAGGAAGAGGGTACAAAAGTTGGGGGATTCCAATATGGTGTATATAACTTATTATTGTTTTGTATGTTATCAATAATAACCATATCATTGAATCCTCCCACAGGACCATATCTGTTTTCGATATATGCTGCGTCAATAAAAAATTCATTAACTAAATCTAGTACTGTGTCGTTTGGACTATATTCACCTTGATTAGAACTATTAATTATTGGTGGGTTATTGTATGTGATTGTATAATTATATCCACCTTCAGGTCCATACTCATTCAACGGATAAAGTTGTCTTACAAATGGATTCTGTGAGATTAAATCATCAGGTGAATTAATAACATTGTAATCACTTAAACTTGTTTCATATGTTCTAGTACCAACAGGTGCTGTATAAACACCAGTCACTGCATAGGGGGGTAAATTCCTATTCAGTAAACTATTTCTAAAACTTGATGTTGATGCAAACGATAATG